CTACTATATAAAGCCAGCAAAAAGGCAAGCAAGCAGAAACAACAAGCCACAAAGAAAAAGCCCTATCACGAAAACCCCATCTCACCCATATACTTCTATATACAGAAAGAGCGCACCCCCATGCTAAAGCCATGCCCCACCCCAGGCTGCCCCACCCTCATCCCCCCCACCACCCGAGCATGCCCCGAGTGCTTGAAGAAGCTCAGACACACCACTGACCCAAAACCATACGTCAGCGCAGGACACAGAAAAGCAAGAGCCAAGCTCCTCGCACTTCATCCTTACTGTCAATGCGAAGGATGCAAAGCGCACAAAGGCTTATGCACGCAAAAAGCCACAGTCGCTGACCACTATCCTTTAGAGCGCTTCGAGCTTCTCGCAGAAGGCAAAAACCCAAACGCTTTGTGTTTCATGCGCGCATTATGCAAAAGATGCCACGACATCAAAACTGCAAGTACAAGACCAGCAGGAGCCATCCTGCAGCGATACCAATAAACACCCCATAAGACATTGCAAACGTTTGCAAAAAATGCCCCCCAAAACCCCCGAAAACCAGTAGGGGGTAGGGGTATTTCGCCGCGCTCGCAAAAAGCGCTGCCTAACTCTCTTTTTGTTGCGCCGGGTTCAAAAGATTTGGCAAGAATGGCTTATTTTTAACGTTTTCAGCATTTAAGAGAGTGTTACTTTAATAATTACCCCTACCTTTTCTCTAAAAATCCCGGGAGTGTCGCCATCCGGCAAAAATCGTTGGAAACGTTAGCATTTTTGGAGGTTTTATGAGTTCTGGACGTGGTGGAGCTAGAGTTCGCAGTGGTCCCGCGCCTGACCCACATTCGCGCAATAGTTTGCGAAAAGGAGTTAAAGCTCTAGTACTTTCCGCTGATGGTTTTGCTGGCGAAATCCCTAAATTCCCCTTGCCGCAGTTTCGTGTTGTTGATTCTGAAGGAGTTAGGGATACTAATGGAGAAAAGCGTTTTGCTAGTCGCGAGAAGACTGTTTGGAGACATTTGTGGAGTTTGCCACAAGCTGAAGCTTGGAGTATGCCTGAGTATTCTTACATGTTTTTTGAGATTGCTTTATATGCGCGTCAGCTTGTGATTTGTGAGCAGGCTGGCGCGAGTGCTGCTGACCGTGGCTTGTTGCCGCGTTTTGCTGATCGCATTGGTCTTAGTGAAGCTGCTATGGCTGGTTTTGGTTGGAGTATTCGCCGTGATTCCGTTGTTGATTCTGCTCGCGATTTGAGTGTGATTGATGGTGTTCGCGTGTTACCTCGTCGTATGCGTGGTGGTGATGATGCTTAGTTCTGATAATTGGCATGTTGATTTTCCTACTCTTGCTGATGTTATTGATGCGTGGATTCAAGCGCATTGCAAACAACCTGATGGCTTTAATCGCGGTAAGCCATTTGTGCTTGCTGACTGGCAGTTTTGGTTGGCAGCGAACCGTTGGCGTATTCGCGAGGATGCTAAATTCGTGCCGCCTGAAGAGGTCACGACTGATAATCCTATGGTTTTGAATCAAGCGTTTACGTATCGCCAAACATTGTGTGTTGCTCCTCAGAAGACTGGTAAAGGTCCATGCGCAGCGGCATTTGTTGCTGCTGAAGCTGTTGGTCCTACTGTTTTTAACGGTTGGGCGAAAAAGGGAGATGTTTACCGTTGCTCTGATTGGGGTTGTTCTTGTGGTTTTGAGTATGCGTACTTGCCGGGCGAACCTATGGGTAGACCTCAACCATCACCTCTTATTCAGTTGACTGCTAACAGTGAAGACCAGGTACTTAACATGTATCGTCCTTTGAAAGCTATGGTTTTGCTTGGCTCTTTGAAGGAACGTTTGCGTGTGCGTGAGGGTTTTATTCGTGTGCTTAATGGTGATAGTGATGTGAGTGACGCGGCTGACCTTGACCGTATTGATATTGTTACTTCTTCTGCTCGTAGTCGTTTGGGTAATCCTATTACTGACGCTGAACAGGATGAAGCTGGCTTATATACGTCTTCTAATGGCATGGTGCAGGTTGCTCAGACTCAGCGGCGCGGCGCGGCTGGTATGGGTGGGCGCACTCACGCGTGGACGAACGCTTATGACCCTACTGAGAATAGCTACGCTCAGCAGATTGTCGAGAGTGGTGACCCTGACGTTTTTGTGTTTTATCGTAATCCGGATTTGGCTCCTGAGTTGAGACGTGAAGATGGTTCTTTGATGTCTTTTTTGAAGCGTAGTGAACGCCGCAAAATCCTTGAATACGTATATAAGGGTTCGCCTTGGGTTGATTTGGACAGTATTGAAGCTGAAGCAGCTAGCTTGCTTAAGACTGACCCATCGCAGGCGGAACGCTTTTTTGGCAATCGTCTTGTTCAAGGTGCTGGAGCTTGGATTGAGGAAGCACAGTGGGCTGAAGCTTATGGGGGGTATCAAGATTGAGTAAAAAACATGAGTTATGGCTTGAGAACCCCCCAGCAGGCACTAGCGTGTGTGGTGGTTTTGATGGTTCTGAAAATGATGATTTTACGTGTTTTAAGCTCGAAACGTTGAGTGGTTTTATTTTCACACCTCGCTATGGGTATGATCAGCGTCCTACGATTTGGAATCCTAAAGAGTGGGGTGGGCGTATTCCTCGTGGTGAAGTTATTGCTGCTATGGATGAGCTTGCTCACAAGTATAAGTTTGTGCGTATTTATTGTGACCCGGGGTTTAAGGATGAGATGAGTTGGGAATCTCAAATTGATGCTTGGGCGCGCGCGTATGGTGAGCGTGTTTTTGTTCCGTGGGTTATGAACGGTAGTAATCGTATCACGGCTGTTTATAAGGCGTTGCGGCGGTTTGAGGAAGATTTAAGCACACACCGTATTACGCATGATGGTTGTCCTATTACTAACGCTCATATTGTGAACGCGCGGCGTATCCCTAAGACAGCTGAAAGATACGGTCTTGGTAAACCTCAGCAGGATAGAAAGATTGATGCTGCTGTTGCAACGATTCTTGCACATGAAGCAGCGTGTGACGCGCGCATGGATGGTTGGGGTGAAGAAAAGCCGAATCTTATTTATTCGCCGTCTAATATGAGGAGACTTAGATGACACTTAATATTGATGATGTAAATGTGCTTCTTCGTAGGTTGTTGATGCAGGTTATTGGTCGTCAAGCAGATATTACAAAGCATGTTGAGTATTTTCGCGGACGCCGCGGTAAACTGCCGTTTACTAGCCGTGAGTTTAAGAAGTATATGGAGAATCGTTTTAACTCGTTCTCTGATAACTGGTGCTCTACCGTGGCGCAAGCGCCGGTTGAGCGTATTCATTTTCAAGGGTTTATTACGCCTGATAGTAGTGTTGCTCCTGATTCTTTGCATCGCGTGTGGCAGGATTCTGATGCTGACCGTGGTCTTAGTGAAGCGGCACTTATGATGATGGTTGCGCGCCGCTCATATGGGTTGGTTACTCAAATGGCTGACGGTCATGCGCGTATTACTTTTGAGAATCCTGATTCTTGCGCTATGGAGTTTGACCCACGTACAGGCGCGCCTACTGTAGGCTTAACTCTTGGTGGCGAAGGCTCTGACACTGGCGTACTGTATTTTCCTGACTGTTATGTGCTTGTTCGTAAAAATGCTGATATGGCGTTTGGTTCTACTGGCGTGGAGAGTTGGGCGGTAGACGAATCTACTTTTCAGCCGAATCCGCTTGGTGTTGTTCCTATGGTTGAGTTTCGCAATCAGTGTATGCTTGACCGTTCTCCAATTTCTGATATTGAGCAAGTTGAAGCTATGCAGGATACTGTGAATGTTATTTGGGCTTATCTTCTTAATGCTCTTGATTATGCTTCTATGCCGGCTCGTGTGATTCTTGGCGGCGAACGTTTGCAAGAGGGTGTTTATGATACTAACGGCACTCTCGTTGGTAGTCGTCCGGCTGACCTTGAAAAGCAGATGATGGATAGGATCTATCAGATTACTGGCGATGGTGTGAAAATTTCAGAATGGCAGCCAGCTAATTTAGACGCGTTTTTGCCGGTTATCAAGAAGGCTGTTGAACATATTGCGGCTGAGACGCGTACACCGTCTCACTATTTGCTTACGTCTACTGAAGTGCCAGCGACTGGTTATGAGGTTGCCGAAGCAGGTTTAGTCAATAAGATTCTTGATCGTATTTCTTATTTGCGTGGCGGCGTGAAGCAGTTATGTTGGCTCGCAATGCTTACTGAAGGTGATAAAAATGCTGCTTTGCTTGTGCGTAATAGTACTGTGAAGTTTGCTAATCCTCAGTATCGCAGTGAAGCGCAAATGATGGACGGACTTATTAAAATGCGTCAAGCTGGGTTCCCGTTTGAATATGTTGCTGAATATGCTGGGTTGAGTCCTCGTGATGTTGAACGCGTACTTATGATGCGCGAGAAAGAGATGAGTGACCCGACACTTGAGAAGATTGCAGGTCAGTTGAAGCATGACGCGTAATCTTCAAGCTGTGGACACGTTCCATAAGCGCGTGGCGGCTCGTGAGGCTGTTGCTGTTCGCGCTGCACGTCACGCGTGGAGTCGTGTGGATAAGAACGATATTCGAGGTTCCTGGGCACGCGTTAAACAGCCTTTAGTGGACGTGTTGAGTGACGTGCAGGAGCAGGCTGTTGACGCTGGCTTGGATGCGAATGTTGATGTAATGGCTGAGATTGGTCAATATTCGGCGCCTGAAGCGCTTGTAGATTCGCATGCTTTTTCAAAGTTTAGCGCCGGCGGCGTGCCGTTGGACGAGTGGGTTGACCGTCCAGCAATTCGCACTCTTGAACTTATTAAAGAGGGTGTTGGTGTTGATGAAGCGTTAGGACGCGTCGGAGGTTCGTTTAGTTCTAGTGTTGCAACAAACCTTGCTGATGTGATTAGACAAGCGCAACAAGCGGATATTGCCACTCGCAGGCATATGGGTTTTATTCGTTGTTGCAATGCGGACGCGTGCAAATGGTGCATCGTATTAAGCGGCAAAATATACCGTTATAACACTGGCTTTGAGCGTCATATGAATTGTCATTGCTACCATTTGCCCGTCAACTTGGACGATGTTGGATCTGTTATGGATATTGCTCCATCTCCGATTGAACTGTTTAACAGAATGAGCGAGTCTGAGCAGAATAAAACTTTTGGAATAGTTGGTGCAAGAAGCATTCGTGCTGGTGCCGATATTGGACAGATTGTGAACAGCAAGCTTGATAGCGCACGCATTACCAAGTCTAGCCGTTCTTATTTCGCATTACAGCTTAAAGATAAGGGGTTTACTCTCCCCTCTGCTAAAGACAAGTCGCGCAAACCATTTAGAAGGCTAACTGTTGATGAATGTTGGGCATCTGGGAATCGTAAAGAAGCCATACAGAGACTTAAGGATAACGGTTACATTCTTCCTCGCGATTTTAGGTATGAGCACAGGAAAAACATTAGCGGATTGTGGGAGTTAAACCCAGCTGTTAGACGTGCTGAGCAGATTTATCAAGAAGCTATTAAAAGCGAAGATTTAGCGCGCATTGCGCAGGCTGAAAAAGGTTTGCGTGAAGCGTATGGAAAGATTTCCGATTCCATGTCAAACGGCATGGGTTATAGGTGACGAAAGGTCAAGGAAAGGAGAAAAACCATGCAAGATGGTGAAAACAATAATGAGCAAGCACAGGATAAACAAGAGCCTGAGCAGATTCAACAGGATGCTAGTCAGTTGACTACTGAGGAAGCTATTGAAAAGTATAAGGCACAGCAGCATGTGAATCGTGACCTTGAGCACAAGTACAAGGATGCAATGAAGAAGCTTGACGGGTACAAGGGCATGGAAGAGCAATTAGCAAAGCTGCAAGGTCGCGAAGCTGAGTATCAGAAAGCTGAAGAACTCGCAAAAATTCAGCAACAGGCTATTGCGAGCGCTAATCAGCGTGTTCTTAAGAGTGAGATTCGCGCCGCCGCTGCTAGCGTGTTAGAGAATCCGGCAGATGCAACAATTTTCCTTGATCTATCAAAATTCACCGTTTCCGATGATGGAGAAACCAATTCTGAGGAAATTAGTAACGCTTTGGGCGCGCTTGTTAAAGAGCGCCCATATTTGGCGAAACGCCAACCAAACACTGGTGTCGTGAGCACGCCTCCTAGCGGCACGCGTGCTCAGACTGTTCAGCAGCTTACACGTGAGCAGCTTAAGGGTATGACACCAAGCGAGATTGCAAAGGCTGATGCGGAAGGCAGGCTGCGCAACATTCTAGAAGGCAAATAATTACTTAAGGAGAAAATATGACGGGTCTTAACAATTTTATCCCAGAAATATGGAGTGCTAATATTCTTGTCACTCTTGAGAATTCTCTCGTGTTTGCAAATCTGGCAAATCGTGAGCATGAAGGCGAGATTAAAGCGTACGGCGATACCGTGCATATTACAGGTATTGGCGATATCCAGATTCAGGATTATACAAAGTATGGCAAGCTAACAATTCAGCCTGTTACTGATATTGATGCTGGTGTACTTAAGATTGACCAGTCTAAGGCGTTTGCTTTTGAAGTAGACGACTTGGATACTGTTCAGTCACGCAAAGATTTGCGAGGTAAGTTCCAAGAGCGCGCCGCCTATAATCTTGCTGCTGAGGTTGATAAGTATGTTGGCGGACTTATGGTTACGGCGGCGGCTGGTAAGGCTTTGAAGAAGACTTACACGAAGCCAGAAGACGTGTATGAAAGCATTGTTTCTCTTGGCGTGAGACTGAGTAAGCAGAATATCCCAACTACTGGTAGGTTCCTTGTGGTTGACCCAGATGTTTATGGAATGCTGCTTTTGGACGACCGTTTTGTTAAGAACACTGCTGTTGAGTCTGCAACATTGCACAATGGTTTCGTTGGTAACGTGAACGGTTTCACCGTGTATCAAACTAATTGTATGCCAGGCAATACTGATACGAAGCATACTATGCTTGCAGGTTCTACTATTGCTACTACTTTCGCACAACAGATTTCCAAAATGGAATCGACACGTAGAGAAGAAAGCTTTAGTGATCTTATTAAAGGCTTGCTTGTGTACGGCGCTAAGGTGATTCGTCCTGAAGCTCTTGCAACATGCGAACTCACCACTACTGGCTCTGTTTCTAGGACTGCCTGATTATGAGTTTGGCGACGATTGACGATTGCCGCCGTTTCAAAGTGCAGGTCGACGGGCGCGAAGCGGAAGCTGAAGCACTGTTAGAAGTTGCCAGCAGCAGCATTACAGCGGCTGCTGGCTCTCCTATTATGCGCGGAACTCACACGGTTGTTTTACCGGGCGTTGACCGCAAGCGCCTACCATTACCATTCCGTCCAGTCACTCACGTTGAGTCAGTTCTCATAGACGGCACACTTGACACTAATTGGAAACTTATAGGAGATTCCTTATATCGCGCCAACGATTGGGCGTCTCCTAATGAGCCAACTAGTGTACAAGTAACGTTTACAGCCGGCTTCGTGAACATTCCAGAGGATATTAAACGCCTTTGTTGTTCCATGGTTGCGGCTGGTTTAGCTCAAACCGAGAACGGCGGATTGCAAACACACACTGGCGTAGCGTATGAGCGCATTGACGACTATCAGATTGGTTACACGCAAGGTGAAAACGCTCTAGTAGACGCAATGCAACTGCCCGAAGCAACATGCAAAATGTTGCGCTCGCGGTTTGGTTCTCCCGGTTTGGCGGTGAGGATTATATGAGTGCTCTTAGCGTTGTACGTCGTGCTCAACAGGCGGCTGAGTGTCTTATGGTTGATACTGTGCTAGTGAAACGGGTAACGGGTTATGTGTTAGATGAGCAGACTGCTTTGCAGAAGCCATCGTATATGAAAGTGTATGAAGGCAAGTGCAAATTGCAAGCCTACGATTCTAACGGTGCGAACAGTGCTAATAGTGCGAACGGCGTGAGGTTAAGCGATAAGGTGAATTATGGTTCTCCTATGCTTTCTTCTACGCAAGGTATTCACTTTCCTATGAGTGTGTCCGGGCTTGCCCCGGGTGACATTGTGGAAGTCATACATAGTGTCAATAAGGCTCTTGAGAATCGCGTGTTTAAGCTGGCTTTGAATACTAGTGCTAAAACGTTTACTTCAGCGCAACGCTGGGTATTGAACGCGAATCTTGAAACTGTAGAGGCGGTGGAGAATAATGTTTCGTCTTGAATCTTCTGAGCTTACACGGTTTTTGACCACGTTAAATAAGACTGCGCGCGTGAAAGATGAGCAGGTTGAAAAAATTGTTGCTCACGCAGCACTCAATGTGAAGAAAGCTGTTAAAGCTGATCTAGCGAAATCAAAATACTGGTATTTTCGCAAAACGCCTATCACGTATGAGATTGAGAAAAAGTTTCATGAAGTCACAGCTACTGTAGCACCGTCAAAAGGCAGACCGGGTAGCGTTATTAACTTCGCTTTTTTTGGATCTAAGCGTGGTGGTGGCACTCACAAATTCTATGAGTATGCTCAGCCTGAGTTTGACACGATGATTGAAGAAATGAGAAAGGTTGGTGTTGAAATATGACAACTTTTCTCGAAGCTCGAAAAGAGGTTTTAAGCATCATAAAACTACCCGACGGGTGGAAGCGTTACGAGGACGGGCAAGCACCGTTGTCAAAAACCACTCTCCCACCGTGGGTAATTTTTACCGTCAAACCGCAAAACAGATTCCACTGTGAAGCTGGCGAAACGCGATTGCGATACGCGCTCATAGAAGCACGCATTGTAAACGCTTCGCATTTGAGCGTTGATTTGCTCGCTGAAAAACTCATAGACATGGTTGAAGCTGCAAAACTACAAAACATTGAGGGTATGAGCGTCTACAGGGATTCTGGCTCGTACCCGGGAGATATGAAGAATCTCAGTCAGAATATGAATTATGTTGTGCGAGTCGTCGAATGGCGGTTCGCATTTAATATTTAGGAGACATTATGACAGTTGAAATTGCTAAAGTTCCAACACATCTTGCTGCTGGCTTACACCGTACTATTTGGGTGCCAGCTTCTAATGGTATTGCTGATATTCATAAGCCTACTGTGGCTGAATTGGAGAAAGCTGGCAATATTGATTTGAGTATTTACTTGGGTTCTCATGATGCTTTTAACCTTGACCATTCGCAGGAGACTTTTAACGATGAGCGCGAAGCTTATGCGGTAGCAGGCAAGATTAACGGCATGGAAAAGTATGAGAATGGTAAGCTGCACGTTATTGATAATACGAACACTAAAGATTCTGAGAAGTACAACGAAGCTATTAAAACGCTCACTAAGGGTGCTCGTGGTTTCTTTGTGCGCAGGCGTGGTAAGAAAGCGTCTGAGGAGTTCGTGGCGGGTGATGTTGTTAGCGTGTTCCCGGCAACTATTGGTTTGAAAACTGCGTTTAAGGATAATCGACAGATGAGTTTGATTAACTTTGCCGCTGACCCATCTTCTTCTGATGAGGAAAGTGTTGTTGTGGATTCTGCTAGTGCTGTGCCTGCATCTTCTACTGTAGTGTCGAACTCAGCACAGTAGTAATAATTCTTTCTTGCCGGTTTTTGTGGTGGATTGGCAAGAAGTATAGGGGAAGCGCGTGCGAGTTTTTGTTCCTTTCCTCGCACGCGCCTTTACTTTCTAACACCACAACATACCCCCCCCCTATTAATTGGAGTTTTATTATGCCTATTAAATACATTCAACCACAATTAACTGTTGATATCGTAACTGACCTTGTATCATTGCAAAAAACGCTCATGCTTACTCAAGAGCTTGTACTTATGCAGCAGGACGAAACAAACGCTATTCGCGATGGACGCTCAGCTGACGAAGTACTGGAAGAAATACATAAGACAAAAGAACTCGCAGACCGTAGCGTTATTACTATCACTTTACAGGGCTTAAACCACTCTAAGTGGAGTGAATACGTTATTAAAAACACAGAAAACAAAGAGGACGAAGATACTCCAACAATCAACGTTAAACAGGCTGCGCTTGAAGCGTTCCCGGCAATGATTGTTAAAGCGCAATACAAACTGAGTAAACGCAGTGTGAGTAACAATGATGTGAAAGAGTTATTGCCAAAGCTTGCTGACTCGCAGATTACAGACATTGTTACAACTATTCAAAATCTTAACGAACCAACAACCGCATTCCCAAAAGAATTAACGCAGCTTATTTAGAATATTTCCCTAGTCTCGTAGCGCAATTAAAAACTGCACGTAGGCTAGGGATTTCTTATAAGCGATTCTGCGGATGGCAGCCAACTGATGACGATCCTATCGAGTGGGATGAAACAGAACGAGCATGGATGCTCGCACTGGATGAGTATGAGAACACAGTTCTTTGCCCACTGTGCGGAATGCCGTCTAAGTTCTGCCATGATTATTTGAAAGTAAATGACACGTTTGAGCGCGCAAAAATCGAAACATGTTTCGTAAGTGCTATGCGTGAGCAGGCGATGGAAAAGTATTTGAAAGATGACCGTCCGGGCACTACGCGCTCGCAAACTACGAAGCTAGTGCCGTTTGGAGTTGAGGAGGAGTAAATGGCGCAAAACGAGAATATTACTATTCGCATGACCGCGGATATTGCTGACTACTCGGCAAAACTCCAAACGGCAGCACACTTGACTGGAAAGTTTGACAGTTTTGTAAAGAGTGCTGGTACTACTGGGGAAAAGACCGGTCGCATAATGAGGGCACTTGCTATTGGTGCTGGTGCAGTTGCTGTTGCTATTGGTGTTGATGCTACGCGTCGCTTTGCCGAGTTTGACCAAGCTATGGCGGCTGTTAGGGCTAACGTCACTGAGAATGTTGGAGAGTTAAAGAAGCTTGAGACAGCAGCGTTGGATGCTGGGCGTAGTGGCATGTTTTCTGCAACTAAAGCTGCTAATGCTATCAATGAGCTTGGTAAAGCCGGTGTGAGCGTTAAGGATATTATTGGCGGCGGTTTGAAGGGTGCTCTTGATTTGGCAGCTGCTGGTGAGATGAACGCTGCTGATGCTGCTGAATTGACGGCTTCTGCATTGAATCAGTTCGGGCTTGCTGGTTCTAAAGCGTCTCATGTTGCAGATTTGCTTGCAGCTGGTGCAAACATGGCACAGGGTGGTGTGCAAGATATGGGCGAGGCATTGAAGAACGTTGGTGTTAACGCTCACATTCTCGGAATGAGCGTTGAGGAAACTGTTGGCGCTCTAACACTGTTTGCATCTAAAGGTTTGGTTGGTTCTGACGCTGGTACAAAGTTTAATGCTATGCTTCAGAATCTTGTTGCACCGTCTATTCGAGCGCAGGGTACTATTAAGAAGCTTGGATTGCAGATTTATGATTCTCAAGGCAGATTTGTTGGCTTAGCGAGTGTTGCTCAACAGTTGCATGATAAGCTTGGGCATTTAACTCAGGCGCAACGAAATGCTGCTCTTGGACGTATTTTCTCTAACGCAGCATTGACAACCGCTAACACTTTGTATGAGCAGGGCGCAAAGGGTGTTGAAAAGTATACGAAGATGATTAACCAACAGGGGTTCGCGTCAAAAGTTGCTAACACTCAGATGGATAATCTCAAAGGTCAGCTCACTCGCCTTGGCAATGCGTGGGATACCATGCTTATTAAAATCGGCAGCGGCGGCAAAGGTATTATAAGCGGCATGATTGGGGCTGTTACCGGGCTTGTTAACGCATTCGCAGCCTTACCTCCTGAAGTTCAGCAAGCCGTCATTGCAATAACCGCGCTAGTCGGTATTGGTGCTGGACTGTATGACATGTATCGTAAAAGTTCTAGATATGGTGGCGTTGTTGCTAAGAGTTTTGACTTTATAGGCAGTAAAGCAAAGCGGCTATTTACGCTGTTGAAGAGCACAAAACTTGGTGCAGGACTTGAATCAGCCTTTAGGAGCTTAAGCAGTACTGCAACTGATACTTTTTCAAGTATTGGGTACAAGATTGCTGGGGCTAGTTCTGGGTTGAGTGTTTTTAAGGCTGGCGTTCTCGGATTAACTGCTGTCACAACAGGAGTTCTTGTTGCTGCATTAGCGGCAGCAGCGATTGGTTTTGTGATGTGGCAAGCTAAAGCTGATGCTGCCAAAAAGCAGACTGATGCACTAAAAGATACTGTGCGTAATAGTGGTGACGTATATCGTAAGCTTGCTGATGAATTAAAAAACGGCAATGATGGAGTCAGCTGGTTTACAAAAGGCACTCAGAATTTTACTGACGCTCTTAAAACTTGCGGCGTAAGCATGGACACGTTTGTTAGCGCAGTCAAAGGCAGCAAAACCGCTGTCACGTCTTTCAATAAAGCCTTAGATAAGACTTGGAAAAACTCTACTCCAGACAGGTTCGGCGGAATCACAAAACAATCTGTCAACATTCTTAAGGAAGCGTTTGATCAAGCAAAAAAGAGCGTTAAAGACGCACAAAACGCGATGAAAGAGGAACAAGCGCAGCAGAAAGCAAATGCGCTAGCTTCTTCGCAGCACGCGGACGCGCTCATGAAGGGCGCGGAAGCCGCAGCCAAAAACAGTGGTGAAATATTAAAAGTCGCTAAAGTAGAAGACATTCTTATAGCAAAATTCGGTGCTAGTAAAAACGCTATCAACGCTCAAGCAGAAGCCATCAACAATAATGTTGAAGCAATGCAAAAATACTACGGTTTCGCAATGGACGCTGACCAAGCACTCACAAACTTGGATAAAACAATACGCGAAAGTAGTAAAAGCGTTGCAGAAGCCGGTAAACATTGGATGGATAACACTGATGCTGCCGATAAAAACATGAGCGCGCTCACAAGCCTTGCTAAGCAAACATTCGAAACCGCTGAAGCGATGGCTAAAAACGGTGAAAGCGTTGAAAATGTAACCAAAGCATTCGACAAAGGCAGTGCCGCGTTCGTTGACCTTGCTCAAAAAACAGGCATGAGCAAGGATAGAGCAATTGCGCTCGCAAAAGCTTGGGGTATTAGTCATGATGCGCTCATGAAGCTGATTGGGGCTGCGAAACAGTCTAATGTTGAAGCAAAAGTTACCGCAAAAGACAACTTTAGTGAAGTGTTTAAAAAACAGAATCTATCTGTAAAAAACCTTAAAGGCGGTAAGTTTGAGATTACTGGCAACAACAAGAAGGCTCTTGATGCTATTGCTAAAGTATCAAAAGCAAAGCTTGACCCTAAAAAGCTGACTCTTACTCTTGATAAGAAACAGCTTCAGACCGCTCTTGATGCGGTTAAAAAAATGAAGCCGGTTGAAGTTAAGGCAAAAGTTAAAGCTGACACTAAGCAGGCTAAAAAAGCTATTGCGGATGTTAGTAAGGCTAAAGTGCCGGACAAGACTGTCAAACTCAAAGGTGATAAGCGTAATCTTGACTCGACTATGTCTAAAGCTAAAGCAGCTAAAGTGCCGGACAAGACTGTCAAACTCAAAGGTAATAAAACTGATTTCCAAAACAAGTTTAACAGCGCACAAAGCGCACGGTTAAGAGATAAAACTGTGTATTTTAGAGCGAACGCCAATGAGGTTTGGAGTGCTATAAATGCGATTAATAACGCTAGCGTACACGTCAATGCTCGAGTTCATCGCGCGAATGGTGGTGTCGTGTATGGTGCTGGTACTGGTACGTCAGATAGTATTCCAGCGATGCTTTCTAACGGTGAGTACGTTATGACAGCCGCCGCGGTTCAGCGCATTGGCGTGAACATGCTTGACCGTTTAAACTACGGGAACTCTATTGCAGGATCTGAGAAACCAGCATCTAATACTGGTGGGGATATGCTCGTGAACGCTGTGAATGGGTTACGAAACGATATGCGCGCGTTAAACGACAGGCTGGTCGCGTCAGGGTGTGTGGCTAATTCTAACGTTGCTGAAGCAATGCGCAGCGTTTTTGACGATGGAGTAAAACTCAAGCTTGATGCTAACGGTCGTGAAGTAATGGCTGGGCTGCTTGCTACGCCTATGAGCCGAGAACTTTCTCACATGATAGATTTAGGAAGGTGAAAAATGAGTTTTGAAGGCGCAGTTAGAATTAACGGCTCCCCTATTGAAGAACTAGGCTTTTCAGTATGTTATCCGGGCATGCGTGTAAGCGCGCCTGAGCCTATAGTTAAGTTTCAGCGCGTACCCGGCAGCAGTATTGCCGTGGACACGACGCTTCGCGACGAGGATGGTAACGCTCCGTTAAAAGAGCGTACTGTTACGCTAACAATGTGCACTATTGGGCATGTTGAAGATATTGCACGCATGCAAGCTAATCTTGCAGCGTTAACCGGAAGTCTTATGACTGTTCAGTGTGGGAGTTCTCCAACTTGGCGAGGATATGCGACTTTTAAAAACTGGCAGCCACTGTTCGCATTCGGCAATACGGCAAAGTACAAGTGTGATCTAGTTTTAACGGCTGAGCCGTTCGCGTACGGAGTTCCAACGACTGTGAGTGTTAGTGGTGATGTTCACATTGCTGTTGATGGTGACCGTCCTTGTTTCCCTCATTTTAAGCTCAAAGCAGCTAGTGACGAGGTTATTATTAACTGTTCTAGCTCGTCAAAACTTCTAACGTTTGAGGGGCTTTCTGACGGTGCAACACTAGAGATTGAGTCAACTCCGCAAGCACGAGTTGCAAGAATGAATGGGACTATTGTTGTCCCTACTTTGCAAAGTGACTTTTTCCCCCTTATACCGGGGATTGTGGATTTAAGTGTTACTGGTGCTAGTGGCGTGATGAGTTTCACGCCACTTTTTGTTTATGGAGTGTGATGTATGGAATTTTTCTGCAGCAAGTGTGACGGTACGCTGGTTGGTGTTCTTAATGGTATAACTATGGCAAAACGGTGTCGTAGTGTTGACGGTTCTGACACTCTTGACATTACTTGCTCTAATTGCCCTGTTACAAAAGGTGACAGGATTGTTTTTACTGACGGTCAAGGCATTGGAGCTGAGTATTTAGTGCAGTCTGTGCAAGCTATTAGGGGTGAAGAACAGCCTACTATTACAATTCAATGCGCGAACAGTATTGCTGAACTTAACAGTGTTTATGTTGAGGATTTGCGTGGAACTGCGGCAACTGCTGAAGGTCGTTTTAAAGATTTATTAGCTGGCACACGGTGGGATGTTAAATATGTTGAAAATGGTGCGACTGAAACCGCTCAGGGGAACTACGCGTTTTATCACACTAATGTTCTTAAAGCATTACAAGCTACTTGTAAGACTTTTAACCTTGAGTTGTATACGAGTGTAGAGCTTGATGGAAATCATGTTGTTTCACGTAGCATTAATGCTGTTGAGCATCGTGGCGGTAAAACGCCAGTGAAACGTTTTGAGTATTCGCGCGATTTGAAAAGCATTAAACGCACTATTAATTCTGCGAATGTTATTACACGCTTGTACGTGTGGGGCAAGAGTGTTAGTCAGGTGGAACAGAAAACAGAGAATAGTAAAACAGGTTTTGAGGACAATGAGGGGGTTGAATTATGAGTGGGTTTGATAATTGGAATCCGAATTACGTTCCTTATACTCCTCCAGCACAAGGTGGCGGCAGGAAAGCTAATGGTAGTGGTAAGAATTTTGATGCCGCTAAACGCAGGTCGGCACGGAAAGCACTGGTAACTCAGAATAAGGCTGAGCGTGCAGCACGTAAAGCTGAGAGACAACGGCGCGCTGCAGAACGTAAGGCTGCAGCAATTGTACGACGGCAGCAGGCTGCTATCAGGCGCGCTGAAAGGAAGCGCATATCAGAGCAGAAACGTTTAGAACGTTTACAAAACGCACAAATACGTAAACAAAGGGTTGAGGAGCAGCGGGAAGCTCGGCAGCAAAAACATCAGCTTGTTTTAGAACATAAGATTGAGCGCGAAAAAGCTCATCGCCTTGAGCAGGAGCGCCGCGCCGCATGTAAAGCGTTATCAGAGTTGCGTAAAAAAACTATGGGTGGCGGCGATACTCAATCTCGTGTGAGTATTGTTGATGTTAATAATGATTTACCATACGTTGAAGATGTTGCAGCTACTCGGCTATGGGGAGTTCCTGACGGGCTTGGAGGTATGCTGCCTCTTGATGGTGAAGTTATTTTTGATGATATTTCTGACGCTAACTTGTTATTTAAAAAAGGCAAAGAATGTTTAGATAAGCTGTCAAAACCTCAATTAACTTATGAAGCAGATGTGGTTTCGCTTGGTAAAATTGGGTTTAGTTCTGATGCTGTTGGCGTTGGTGACACAGTGCAAATTGTTGATGCTACGTTCACTCCTCCTATTCGTGTTGAAGGGCGCGTGTTGAAGATTGAGGAAGACTTACTCGATTCGGTTGATGCAACTCGTATTACGCTTGGTAATATTCACGAGTCTTACACACAAAAAAGACGCGCTCAGGAGCAGAAGCTTGATGCGCTTATCGCTCAGTCTAGTGAGTGGAATGCGGTTGCTGAGGGCAACGGCTTGTACGTGCGTGATCTTATTGGGCGTTTGAATGAGGTTCTTAATGCTCGTGGCGGTTATACGTATTTTACTCCTGATGAGGGTATTTTTGTTTATGATAAGAGTGAGGATGCTCATCCTACTAACGCTATTCAGATTGGCGGCGGTTTTTGGCGTATTGCGGATTCTTTGAAACCTAATGGCGATTGGGATTGGAAGAATGTTTGTGATGGTCATGGACTGTTTGCTAATCGTATTTATACTGGTATTTTGAGCGATGCAGTTGGTAAGAATTTTTGGAATCTTGATACTGGCGAGTTCTCGTTGCAAGCGTCGGTGAAGATTGGTGGCAAGACGGTTCAGCAGATTGTTGATGATAGTTCTGCTGGTGTGATTTCAAAAATGAACGAATCACTAACCCAGGAAGCTATTTTCAACAAACTCACGAATGGCGGGCAAACGCAGGGTATTTATTTGAGCGGTGGTCAAGTCTATTTGAACGCGTCTTATTTGAAAACTGGCTCGCTCAACGCGGGTTTGATTAAAGCTGGGCGCATTCAGGATTATGCGAATTCGAACTGGTGGGATTTGACAACGTCTACTATTCACATATCTCGTGGTGAGATTGGTGGCATGACGATTGCCAATAATAAGATTCACAATCGCGCGCTATCTTTAGAAGAAAATGGCATGCATTTCATGTCAGGCAATAACAAGTATGGTCGAATTGGCATTATCGATTACATGGATTCGGTGCGTAAAGTGCTTTTCTTTGGATCGCAAAACGATGACTGTTTGATTGGTTTTGGCATACAGTCTAATGGAGCCGGCGCATACAAAGCAGCGTTAACTTACTCACCAACGTCTTTCGGCACCTTGGAACAAGGGCTTAATTTTAGCACGGATTGTAGTTTTGAGCATCATAAGGTTAGTAAAGCCGGGCTTGCTAGTGACTGTGTTTATGAGGATGGCGCGAATATGGATAGTCGAACTTTTTATTTGCCTACTAGCATGGATAAAGACGGTACAGCTAGAGAATGGGTACCGGTTACTTTTGGCTTTAGAAATGGCTTCGTCATTTAGAAAGGAGGTTGAGTGGTGGATATAAAAATTGTTCCTTCAGAGCCGGCTCCGGTGTTAGCGACACGAACTATTAAGACGGAGACGCATTATGCTATAGCGTCTACGGACGAGAGTCCTTGGCAAAAAGAAATGAATTTGAAGCTTGATGTGATTATGCGCGCGTTGGGCGTTGGGTTAAATGATAAAGAGAAAGGCAAGTCTGATGAATCCTGAAGTGAAACAAACTATTACGAATTTGCAGTTGATGATTGCGAATTTGAGTTTGGATAATGCGCGCTTACAGGCGCGCGTTTCTATTTTAGAGACTCAAGTTAAAGAAGTGAAAGCTGAGGAGACTGATCATGAGTGATTTTCAGAATGCTACGTGGAGCGTGATCCAATTGGATTATGCGAACGCGTTTATTCCTGACGTTCGTTTGAACGGTGGCGACGAGAATGGGCGTATTATCCGCGTGCAACTTCTTGATAATGGTGTGCCAGTTGACGACGCGTCGATTGAAGTGCTCTTATGCTGGAACAGGCAGCCGGGTGTTCTTATTGGTGACCGCGTGAAAATGGAAGCGAAGGATTCGGATGATGGTCGCATTTGGCAGGTGGCGGTGCCGGTTGCGGCTTGTCGTATGCCAGGCACGGTGACTCTTGGCTTTGAAGTAAAGCGTGATAAGACGGTCGTTTGCTCGCGTAGCTTTACTGCGACGGTTGAGCAGTCGGTGTTTGATGCTGGCTCGCCCGAGGGTAAGTCGTACCGGCAAGAGCTCGAGGACGCGGCGCAAGCGGCGAATGATGCGGCTAGTAAAGTCAACGCTTTAACCGACAACGTTTCACACTTAATTGAGCAGAATGAAACAACGTCACGGAATGCTCAAAATGCGGCTGATGCCGCTAATAACGCTACTAGCATAGCGCAACAGGCGGCACAACAAGCAAAGGACGCGGCAGGGGAAGCATCACAAGCTGCTCAAAACACTCAGAACGTTATTAGTCACGCTAATGAGGTTGCCCAACAGTGTGACGCTAGTAAACAGGCTGCTGACCAAGCAGCAAAGCGCGCTGATGATGCTGTGAATGAGTTAAAGCAGACTGTGCAGGACGCGGCAAGTGATGCGGCTAGTAAAGTGCAGCAGGCTGTTGAGCACGCTAACAGTGCAGCACAGGCGGCGGATTCGGTGCGTGAGAAAACAGAAGCTGCAAACAAACAGACTGAAACCGATCTAGCAGCATTAAGAGAAGAGGTTGTTAAAGCTCAGCGCGCCGGCTTTACCGCGTCATCTAGCGCGCAAAAATGCGATGAAGCAGCACAAGCTTATAGGAACGTGTCCGGTGAGGTAGCTCAAGCTAAACAGACTAGCGAACAGGCGGTTGAAGCGGCTAATCAGGCGTTGCATACGGCTCAGGAGTCTGCTACGGCTGTGGTTCAAGCTCAGAGCGTGCTTGACCAAGTAAAGGATGCTAGCGAGACTGCTAAGCGTGTGGTGAGTGCGGTTGACGAGTTAAAGCAGACGAATAACGCGGCACTTGAAGCTACTCGTACGGCTAACGCTCAAGCGTCTGCTGCTAGCGATGCTGCTGGTAAGGCTAATACTGCTACTAGCGCAGCTAACAGTGCGGCGCAGGCGGCGAATGATGCGGCTGGCAAGGTTACACAAGCCTTGCAAGAGTCTGAAACACGTTTGAAAACTGTTGAACAGGCGGCTCAGGACGCTAAAAGCACGGCTAGTACGGCGAATAGTACAGCTGAAGCGGCGCGCTCTACAGCTGAGCAGGCTCAGAGCAAAGCTAACGACGCGGCGGGATCAGCTCAACGCGCTCAAAACACAGCTAACAGTGCTATTGAAGCTACTGATAACAATAAAAATCGCATTGACTCTATGGAGTCGGATGTTAGCTCGTTAAAAAACTCTTGTAGCGCAGCACAGAGTAAGGCGAATGATGCGGCTCAGGCTGCTAGTAAAGCACAGTCGGTAGCGGATAGTGCTAATAGTGCGGCGCAAGCAGCTGCTAGTAAAGCTGATAGCGCACAACAAGCAGTAAACAACATGCACATGCCAATAGTAAAACCCCAATCATTGACCGGTTACACAACCCCAAGTTCTTGGGATTGGACTCTAACAGATTTAAAAGAATTACCACATGGGGGGCATATTCTCATCTACCCACAAGCTGATGGTATTAAAGAGTACATGCGCCAGCAGCCAGAGTTCAAGATCGAAGAACAGAATGGTGTGCGAACAGGGAAAATAACTGTAACAACTCACCAGAAGAATGATAACGGTTCTGCTCTCAAGCTTGTTTTTGTGTGGTTTGCGGACTAGGAGACTGGGATGACTGTTTTTCAAATGCCGTTTTATTTTGCGTATGAGAATAAGCGTATCACACCGGGTTTTGAACCAATCCCCGGGTGGAAGCCGTTCGCAAACTATGGTTCAAGCCCGGCGCAGATTATTGCTCATTGTGTGAGAAGTAAGGATTTTAGTGTTCTACACGCTGGTGATTACTTTGATGAGACCGTGAATGGTACGACTTACCGTTGGACTATTGCCGAATTTAACCACTACGGGCGCGGTGAAGCGTTGCTTGTGCCGGATAAGCTGATGCCAGACAATACGAGGTTCTCAGACAAAGATAATCTTTATATTGACTCTACATTGGATTGGAAGTTTAAAGATTTTTATCGTGTGATGCCGGATTCTTTGAAGCCTTACGTGCTTGAAATGAGCTTGCCATGCACGAACGTTAATGGCAAAGTAGACTACTTTGATGAGCATGTATTCCCACCGTCTGAGATTGAAGCGTTCGGCACAGCGAAGTATTCTAACGAGTCCTCTAGAGGTTACACGCAGTGGGCTTGCTTTACTGATAATAGCAGTCGCATACGCTCAAACCGATGGTATTGGTTGCGAAGCACGCACGCCAATAGTAATATCGCGATTCCGGCTGTCAACACTGATGGTTCAGCCGTCGCCGCTAGAATCCGCGCAGCAGGCGGCGCACTCCCGTGCTTCTGCATAGGGTGACCGTAGGCTATGCGCATCTTTAATTCTAGGGGTCGCTTTTTGTGCGATCCCGAATCATGAACGCGTATTATAAGCAGCTCAAAACAAAAAATGAGACACTTTAGGACACTGTAGGACAAATAGGAAAAAACAAAACTGGACTTTTCAATAACGTTTTTTGGACAAAATGGACAAAAACTGGGCAAACTGGGACTTTTGGGACTTTCCAATAGCGTTTTGGGTACTTTGGGTACTAATTAAGGTACTAATTTCAGAAAGTTCAATAAAAGTACAGTAAGAGTCCAGTAAGGGCAAAACACGGAAAGTATGATACGCTCCGTCCGAATCTGTCCGAATCCGTCCGAAGAATCCGGTTTTATCCGAAAACACTCGACTATAATACGCACGATTAACTCACGATTAATCGAAGTAGAAACCGCGGAAAATCAACGTTCAATAGAATTTTTCGCACGATTAACTCACGATTAGATTTTGAACTTGTTCGGGATTCCCGAACAACTCAATTTTTTAGCCACGCAAACAGCGTGGCTTTTTTAACATAAGGAGGAAGAATATGGCATTGAATGGCATCGACGTATCCTGGTATCAGCGCGGCATTAATATCGCAGCAGTACCAGCTGATTTTGTTATCGTTAAAGCCACCGAAGGCGCATGGTACACAAGCCCGTGTTTTCATGCTCAAGCAGACGCAACACTAAACAGCGGCAAACTACTAGGCATCTACCACTACATTAATGGTGGCAATGCTAAAGCTGAAGTGCAATACTTTGTGAACGCGGTAAAACCTTATATTGGGCGCGCAGTACTCGCACTCGACTTTGAAAGCGGCAGCAACAGTGCCTACGCGAACACCGGATATTTGCAAGAGTGCGCGACGGAAGTGTACGCGCTCACAGGAGTACGTCCACTACTGTACGGTAGCCAACGCGACTACGGCAGACTAGCTCAAGTAAGCAAAGCCACAAACTGTGGACTTTGGGTAGCACAATACCCTAACTACGCTCGCACAGGATATCAGGACACTCCTTGGAATGAAGACGCGTACAGTTGCGCAATTCGTCAATATTCTAGTGCTGGAGCGTTGCCAAACTACGGCGGCAATCTTGATCTTAACAAGTTCTACGGAGACCGTACGGCGTGGAATAAATATGCTCAATCAGACCGCGCAACTCTTCCACCGGCACCAAAACCGGCACCAAAACCAGACGTGTCACCGATAGAGCACGACGGTGACATTAGCAGTTTTACTATGCACATTCCATGGGGAACGAACCAAGACCAGCGCATGGTTTTCACACGATGCGGCAACGTTATCACAGTAAACGGTTGCGGCTGCGTGATTTGCGACGGCGGCTCATGGATACACGCAAGAGAGCAAGTCCCTGAAGGTTTCCGACCGATTTCCCTAGCAACCATCAGACTATCCGGCAATGGCACAGGAAGCATCATGGTAAAGCCAGACGGAAGCATCTGCTGGGATGGCGACAGTAAAAACTGTTTCACGCACATCAACGCGACGTGGATAACCAAAGACAGCCAACCAAAATAACAAACAATAAGGAGAAAAATATGAATGCCCTTGAAATTCTTTTCCTCGAGATTGCAGGCACAGTAGTGCTGCTCGATTTTATCAGCGGATTTGCAAAAGCAGTCTACACTCATAGCGTGGCTAGCAGCAAGATGCGCGATGGGCTTTTCCATAAATTCGCATATGTGCTAGTTGTAGCTATTTGTATTCTATTTGACTATGCACAAGCTAAAGTTGACCTCGGTACGCACGTTCCACTTGTATTGATTGCATGTGGATATATCATCATCACAGACACTGTTAGCTTCTTCGAGAATGTTTGCGCATTCAACTTGCAGATTGCGCAAATGCGAGTTGTAAAAGTTATCTTATCTGTTCTTGATTGTGTAAAAACTTATGTTGATGGGCAGGCAGACAATGCTATCAACAATGGGAAGCATGCCGCAGCAGCAGAAGCTGAGGCAGACATTGAGTTGGACGGGCGCGGCAAAGAGCTGGAAAACACACCTACTGAAAATAAGTAG